AAAGGAGGAATATTCCTCCTTTCTTCTATTTTAATCTTGAAGCTGATAGGTAGAGATATTCTGTGTATTGGTTTTTGTTTCCCAACTCTGTTGATTGTTATTCCGATTCTGGTTATTGTTCCAATTATTATTGCGACGTTGGAAGTTACCGCCGTTATTATTTTTACGATAGTTATTATTCCCGCCATTCCAATTATTGCGTTGATAATTGTTTTGTGGGAAATTACCACGTTGAGCCCCACCTTGATTGTTAGTGGTCTGTCCTCCCTTGAGCTTTGCATAATCTTCCGTAAGTTTATCCAGATGCCGATCTGCATTGATCCCAACCAGATAACCTTCTACCGTCTTTGTAAATGCACCGAGTCCACACTCCATTTGTCGATTGATCGTTTGACCATTCTCATTCAAACTCATCGGATATGAATCAAATTTGAATGGAATCGATGTTCCATTCTTCGTGATGGTAAAGAGTACCTCTGATGGGTTTGTATTACGACGCTCAAGGCGAAGTGTTGCTCCATTGCATGGAATATCAATACCTCCAGTCATTGATGGATGTTCAATTAGTTGATTTGCCATATTAAATAGAGCAAATGCTCCTTCAAAATTCACTGTGGTTGAAACCGATTTTGTTAGATCATAATTGGGTCGACCATTCGCATCTTTGTTTTGAAATGGGGAGAAACTAAAGGAGAGATTCGTATTATAGAATCTCATGTTTAGATAAGAATACCCATCAGAATAAAAGTTCCGAATCTGAGTATTTGTTGATGTACGCGTTCCTTCTGCCATAATCACTCACTCGCTTTCTTGGTCATTCAATCGTTGAACGTCCTGATTGAATTGTTGATACAATACAATCGAATTGATAACGTCAACTTTGAAATCATCATTCCGATAAAACTTAGGGGAGTATTTTAATAAGAAATTCCCACTCACCTCATCGGTATCAAACAAATCATAGATTTCATCATCTGCCGCATACGATAAGAATTTAGGAATATCCATGGTAACAAAATAAGGATCATAGTCTTCCAATTTCATATCGACAATATGGAAGAATGCTTGATCGTCTTCACCAATATTTCCAATTACTTTGATTACATCAGATAATATCACTTTTCGCAACACATTCTTTGCAGAAAGGATAAAGAAACGATAAATACTCAAGATCGTTTCTTTTAATCCCTTCTGATATAAGTCTCCTTCATCGTATGCTTTGATTGTAATATTCAACCGAAGATGAATCAGGTCGCAAACAAAATTGAGAAATTCAGAATAGACGGAATCCAATAACTCCTTCTTTTCCGTTGGATATTGTTCATCATCGTACGTTAATACAAGCAACGATTGTTCCATCTGTCGATAGAATATTGATACATAATCAATTGGATCTTCGATATTAATATAATCCTCAAATTGTTTTTGCAGGGATTCTTTAATTACCTCAAATGGATATTCGCCCAAAAATACATTCTCTCGTGTCAATGCCAATTCATCATCAGCAATACTTCCTGCTGATTCTTGGTACATCTCTTCTTGTTGTTCCATATGATCCACCTCTTATCGAACCTTTTCTCTTAATTATATGAGTTTCCCATCAGATGGAGATTAAGGAACTAATGACATTCGCTTTTCCGCTTGGCGTCTTAATCGCAGGAAGTTCAAGATGTAATGCATTCAACACCGATTTGAAGGAGCTCATTGCATCGGATACAGTAGTCCGATAATCAATCAATGGAAGGATCCAATCTGGAATTGTTGATACAATGGATGGTAATGAAATTTCTTTCAATCCATTTTTTATTATATTTTTATTGGTGGAATGGAATACATGTTGCATCAACCCATCATAAATTTCTGGATGTGTTGTTTTTACTCCACTTAAATCCTCCGGACCATTGACCGCTAATTTGATTAACTTGACACGATCTAAGTTGTAAATGCGTTGTTCTGGATATAATGCATTCCATACAAGTGCACCACGGAATTCTGGTCGACTCCAACCAAAACTAATCCGTTCTCCCGTCTTTGGATCAACACGACTTGTGTAAGCTTCTTCCGTCTTGAAAGTAAATGGTTTCAAATACTCCGTTCCACCATTTTTTACATTCTCTCCAATTTCTTTTTCAAACGCTTTCAATGCACGAATCATTCCATGTAGATCCATATGTTCCGCAAATAAAACATAGTCACAGAAGATCTTTGTAAATTTCTTCGAGATATTTTTTGATACACTGGCTTTAATGAAATCAATTCCTTTGATTTCCTCTTTAAAAGGAATATTGATATTCCCTTCACGTAGAACGATCGATGCACCATAACGTTTCTTTTTCATCAGGAAGAACGTACGGAATAGGAACTCATTCTTCATCGTCAATTCCGCTCGCGCTTCATCATTCATATTATGACAGCGTCCATAATAATCCAGAAGATGTTTTACACATGGATCAACAATCGCTGCTAAAATGTTAACGCATATCATATCGGCATATAGACGACTTCGAGAAAATGTATTTCCTGGAAATAATTCATCCAGAACGAATTTTACAAACAAATCTGCATGCAACATGTTGGAATCCGTATCAACAAGAAGAACTGTATTTCGTTTATGGTTATTTAATTTGATGATACTGCTTGGTGTAATATACTCTACGAAACAATACTTCTTCACCATCTCTGAGAGCTCAGCCATTTCTTTCTTGATACATTCTGGAATATTATATGGATCCAAGAAAATTTCTTTTGCCACCCACTTATTATATTCATCAACATCGGTAAACTTATCTTGAAATTCTACTGGAACGTTATCCTCCGATGCTTCTAATACAGGAAGTGTAGATAATATAAATGAGATTGCCTTTACTGCTCTTTTGTGTCGACGAATAAACTCATGGTTGTTATTCGCATAATATAAATAAACAAGATCCTCATCACTGCAATTTTCAATGAACTGATCAATGATACGGTTATCTCTCAAATCGAATTGAATGAAATGTTGTTTGATGCGTTCTGCTACTTCTTGTTTCGTTGGAACAGATATCCATGATTCAACATCTTGTTTTTTCTTGCATACGGTTTGCATCCAGTCAATACATTCGTTAATATGAAAGAACTTGTGATTGTTTCCAATATAGCCTTCGAAGAATGCTGCCATTGTCGTAATGATTGATTGTGCCATCAACGTTGTTGCCGCAGGCGAGTACTTTGTATAGAATGCCGCAGTCTTTGCTCCAGAACCACCATATTCAGCATTCATAAGAACTTTCAAATTCATCTGAGCCAATTCACTTTGTTGATATTCATAACTATCTGGATGATATTGAAACATTCCCTTTTTGATCTTTTTACGATCTCTTTTTTGGGTTAATAACATATTCGATGTTGGTGATCGTAACACATCAGGTTGCATATAAAATGTAGCATTTCCAGAAACTACTGGTTTCTTTTGATCGATCCAGTGGCATAATTTTAAAATGTCAATGGACTCCGATCGATGAGTTACATTATTATCCATCAATATTGACGGGTTGGTTAACTTCTCTTTTACTTTTGATGAAATTCTCCTTCGCACTTCTTCTTTATCCCATTCCGGATGCATTTGTAAAAGAGATGCTGTTGCACGTTCAATATATTCATTTTTTATGGACATATCTCGTTCACCTCATATATCTGTACGTTTTACCAATAAATAATATATAGCTATATATTGAGTACCTATTAACAAGTTAAGGAGTGATTGAGAGATGGCAGAATTTACGGCACCAAGTGCAGTCCTGATTCGCGATAAGCTCACCAGTCAGGATTATCCCTGCACGATGGTTGATTCTGATCCGAAGAAGTGGAGTGCAACGGTAACGTTCGCAGCGAACGAGTCGGAGACCGACGATGCAGTACATACACTCGAGCTGGTTCTCGATGGCGTCGAATCCGGTGTAACCGCTACAGTTACTGTTGCAAAGAAGACAGCAGCTCCCCCCGTTCCCCCCGTGGCTGAAACGTGGCATGCTGCAGCAACACCTTCTGAGCTTCCTTCTGCGGGCGGTTCCTCAACCATCAACGTATCCTTCAGCTGATCAGCCCATCATGAATAAGTTGAGTGGAAGGGGAAAT